TTGATACCCACCTTAATACGAGCTCAGCGCAAACAAATCAAGTATTGCAATGGAGTGGCTCAGATTATCAATGGACAGCATTATCGAGTGGTGGTAATTACGGAGACGGGGATGTAGATACTCATCTTAATACATCAAGCGCATCGAATGATCAGGTTCTATCGTGGACCGGTACAGATTATGCCTGGGTTAATAATAGCGGTGGTGGTGGCGGTGCTGCAACGAGAGCTACACAAGTTAGAACAGCTTCTTCACTTGCAGATAACGCTCAGGCTAATATCGACTTTAATGCTTTGGGAGAATCTTATGCTTTGCTTAAAGTTCAAACAAACAACGCGGCCTGGATAAGAATTTATACCGATGACGCAGCAAGAACTGCAGACCAGAATAGAGCACAAGGTGATGACCCCTCTGATGGTGATGGTGTAGTTGCTGAAATGATTTCTTCTGGATCAACAGTATTTAAAATTGCCCCTGGCGTAATTGGTTGGACAGATGGCCAGACAACTGTTCCAGTAAGAGTAAAAAATCTCAGCGGCGGAACTACTAGTATCGATGTTACTATTACCGCATTAGTATTAGAGTCGTAAAATGGATAAATCACCCTACAGAGTTGAACTTGTACCAGGCACAGACGAAGCGGCGTTCCTCGAAACGGGCGACGCGGCTAATCTGGATCTTAATACTAACCTCAATAACTTCGACAATTGGGTTATACTCAACCTTACAGAAGAAGAGGCAACGACGTTACAAGAAAGCACTAACGTTGTTTCTGTAGAAAAATCAGAGGATCCAATACCCTTTTCGTACAATGTTACTGAATTTCAAAAATACGCCAGTTTTAGAGCAAGTATTAACCTCGACGGTGGTGCATACGTTAATTCTTCCTCGGCTATAACTGATAATGCCTCGCATGGCTCCACTCATAGTCCATTAAGTCATGTGTATATTACAGGCGCACAGCCAGATCAACGACTGCAAGCCTCGGGAGGTGCAGACCCTAGTTATCCTATCGGCCACTTTAATTGGGATGGAGAAGCCGTAGATTTTAACACAACACATAGGCACAAATTAATTGGTCGATACGTTGATGTTGTGTGTCTCGAATCTAATAGCGATGTTCAAACAAGTTATAATACTGATTTTGAAAATCACGAAAATTGGACGGTGTTTGATCCTCAGACGTATAATTTGACTTTTACTGCGAATGGAACGTCTGCGTATATTGTGAATGGTACGCATAGAGGTGGTACTCTTACTAATGCATCTAATCCGACTATACAGCTGAATTACGGTGATAAGCTTATTATAACAAATAACGCCGGTTCTTTTCACCCAATAAAGGTTACAACACAAGCTCCATACGGTATTCCTGGTAGCGGCAATCCTCCTTACCGAGAAGGTGTGGCTGGTAACGGAACAGCGAGTACAATCACTCTCTATGCAGATTGGTTTGAAGAGGGAGGTTTGAATAGCGCTACATACACTTGTGTCAATCATCCAGCAATGACTGGTACTATACAATTTGTCAAGCCGAGTGGTAGTCGCCTAGTAAAAATGAATTGGTCAAATTACGACAGTAGTATGAATACGCCAGAAAATAATCAGCTGAGCAACAGTGAATTATTTGGATATCATTCAGCTGGCGTTGCGTCAAGTTCTGCAGGTTTATTTACTGGATACGCTAGAGGATCAGAAGTTAGAATAGCTTATTTTGGTAGTGGCGTAACACCAGAAGGTATGATTAACGCAGTGTTGAACTGGCATAATTCAAAGCCAGTCAATCCAGAAACAGGCAAAAGAAATGCAACAGTGACAATGGCTGCATGGGGATACGCATGGTATTACTTTGATAGATTAGTTCCAGTTGATAATGTTACGCAAATAGGTCGTTACACGAGTGACGGAACACTTGTCACTACTAATCGTCCCGGCGGTGGATGGGGTAATGACCTTTCTGCTTTCAGTGAGGCTGGCTTTAATCTTCGAACAGCTCAAGATCAGAATGATAATCAGGTTAAGTGGTTTGTTATGACACGAGATACAAATTCACGCTTTACTGCACTTGATAACATAATTAACACGTTTACTAATTATGATGGCTTTTACTGGTTCCGTAGTGCCGGGAATTCAGCGATTAATTTTGGTCACCAAGATTTACCAGAATGGGACAACTATATTGTTCAAGAAGCTGGAAGTCGTTATACACAAGTTAATTGGTCAGGAAGCAGTTCATCTCTCGGTGGTGGTCCATCGTTAAGTAGTCCTTTAACTCATTATCCTCTTCGAACTTATGACCAAGGTCAAACAAATGGAATTACGATTGGAGCTGCACAACCTAGTACGAAATATCCATATCCAGATTCTTATAGTTGTAGAGGTCCGGGAATTGATTTATGGGCTCCAGGCGCAATGTATTATGCAGGCGCGCCGGATTTTAATGGATACTTCGGCGGTGGTTATATGAACAATGGTTCTGGAGAATACTATTCATACTTCTCAGGCACGAGTAATGCAGCACCAGTAGCTTGCGGTGTAGGTGCTTGCTTTGTCGAAGATTTCTTTATTCGAACAGGCACTTATCCAACGATAGCGCAATTAAAAACAAGAATGAGAAATTACGCGCGACCAAGAATGAAAGACGATCCCGGCTATGATTGGAGTAATGCGCCTACGGCAAGCTTAGGCTTTGTATCAAACCACGTAATTAAAGGTGGCTATACAAGTCCGGACGGTTTTTATTCAGCAAAGACATCGACCAATGAAACCGGTATCTTTAGTCATCCGGCCGGAACAACGGGCAATGATGATTACGTAACTCTTCAATTACAAGGATCGACTAACTTACATATAGGATTACCTTGGGCAATCGACAGAGGTAATAATGGTAAATATATTACGACTGTTCGTGGACCGGTTGGAAAGCCCAAAGAAGCAGACACCGGAGTGCTATATCCAAGATATCGAAAAAAGCTTACGGGCTAATTTAATAAATAATTAATATCGTTTTAGGTTGAGATAAACATGCCAGAAATTTTAACCACAGAATTTAAAGCAGACGCAACACGCCGGTTTGCAAACGACGTCGAGAATAACGACTATTACATTTTTGCGTCTTCAATTAATGAAATTATACCTGCCGACACTGAGGTCTCTAAAACAGAATTTTTAGAAAAAGTAATTTTTGGTAAAAAGATTAAAACACGAGACACACATTTCATGATCAAGTACTATCCTTGGCAAAGAGATGATGTGTTTGTACAGTATGACGACTCAGAAGAATTAGAAGGCCAAAGGTTCTATTGCGTTGTTGGACCAAACGACAATGACACTGGAGATTACCGAGTCTATAAGTGTCTGTTTAATAACTATGGTGCTGGAGTAACAAGTCCTCCCGCATTTAACGAGTCATCTGTCGATCAAATTTATAGAACAGCAGATGGCTATATTTGGAAGTACATGTATGTTATCAGTGAATTAGAATTTGATGCATATAACTCACAGGGTTTTGTTCCTATCGTAGGTGACTTTGATACTAATCCTTCTGCCAATACTGGTGGAGGAATATCTGATATTATTGTTCAGAACAACGAAGATAATTTTGGTTACATAGAAGAAACTGGTCGAGTAACAGATACAGATATCGTTAATAGTGTCGTCGAAGTTTTCCCAGATGGTACGTTTAATCCTATCGAAGATTATTACGTAGGACAATCAATTTATTTTACGAATCCAGATAGCTCAACGTTCCTCTATCAAATTACAGCATATAATTATGATGATCAAACGGGTCTAGCTGACATACGATTGAATATTGATCCTGTTACACAGGGAGGCGGATCGTCAGTAGTAAAACAAAACGCATCGTTTAGTATTTTCCCTACAATCAAAATCGAAGGCGATGGCTCTGGTGCAGTTGCAATTCCTACTGTAGTCGATGGAAGAATTTCTACAATTATTGTATTAAATCCCGGTGATGGATATAATAATGTCACTGCTCAGGTTGTCGATCCAGCTTATGATTTTGATCCAAGCAGCCAAGAAACAACAGACGTAAGAGCTTCGATACGAGCAGTTCTTACGCCTGATAGTGATCATGGCTATAATTTAATTAACGAATTTAGATGTAGACATTATAGTCTTTACGCTTATATTACTACCGATGACAACAATGTAATTCCAAATGAAAACACTTATGCTTCTGTTGGCATTGTTAAAAATCCAGAGTTTAGTACACTGACCCCACCAGAAGTTTTTGATAATCGTATAGAAATTACTACAGCAAACGCCGATCGTGTGACTGCTAATACAACGGTCGTGCAAATTAGTTCAGAAACACAAGACGTTACTTTCTCAGGCCGAGTGCACGAGATTGATGAAACAAATGATAAAATTTATTTAGCTCATTATATGGGCCCTTATCAAAATAACGCTAATACTGGAAACGGTGATACTTCACTCGACTTAACTCGATCATTGAGAAACGAGACGGGCCAGATAATTGAAATAAATACACCGGCAGCAGATAATGTTGTTGTCTCGCCATATATTCAAAGATCTGGCAAAGTTTATTTTATGGAAAATTTCTTCCCATTGAATAGAACGTCAGAAAATGTCGAGAATGGTTTAGTGGAAAATACTGTAGCAAAAGAAGAGTTTAAAATCGTTCTCGAATTTTAAGGAAGCGGATTAAAAATGCCAATTAATACAAATCTCAATACAGCACCATACTTTGATGATTTTGATTTAGAAAATCAATATTACCGAGTGCTGTTTAAGCCGGGTTACGCCGTTCAAGCAAGAGAGCTGACTCAAATGCAGACTATGCTGCAGAGTCAGATTGAGCAGTTTGGTGATAACATCTTTAAAGAAGGTTCGATTGTAAAAGGCTGTAACTTTACTCAGCTTGACGACTTAGAATACGTAAGAATTCAAGATCTTTGGACTCCGGCACTAGAAACGGCAGAAACAGCATTTGACCCAACAGCTTATATACCGAAAAGACAAGAAGAAGTAGTACAAGGTGTATTAACAGAAATCGATTACGTTTATCAAATTACTGGATCTGTATCAGGTCTCACTGCAAACATTATTACCGCAGACCGAGGTGTGGAAGTACGTGCACCTGATCTTAATACTTTTTATATTAGCTATTTGAATCAGTCTGGTACAAATCGTGTATTCCAGGCAGGTGAAGAATTAACCATTAATGAGTATCGTTTTAAAGTAAGTACTCAAGAGCCTCTTGGTCAAAACCCAAGTGTAGTAGGTACAGTAAGAACAACAAACGTTACTACGACTTCGGGTAAATCTTTTGGTATTCAAGCAGCGCCTGGTATTATTTTCCAAAAGGGTCATTTCCTTTTTGCAGACGACCAGGTTCTCGTTGTATCAAAGTATGATAATAATCCAACTAATGTAGCCGTAGGTTTTAGAGTAGAAGAAACATACGTTGATGCGCTATCAGATAATAGTCTATACGATAATGCAAACGGGTCGAATAACGAAAACGCCCCCGGTGCAGATAGACTCAAGCTTATACCAACGCTTGTTGTGCAAGCTACAAGTGCTGCACGAGAAGATGCAGACTTCTTTACTCTTGTTCAATATCAAAACGGAAACGCCGTTACAGTTCGAGACGTATCTCAGTACAATGTACTTGGAGAAGAGCTTGCTCGAAGAACATACGAAGAGTCAGGTAACTACATTCTCAACGATTTTAAGATTTCAACGACAGACAAAACGTTTCCAGAAGGTTCTTCGAATACGTCGGTTCATGCCGTGGTTGGTCAAGGTGTAGCTTACGTTAAAGGATTTAGAGTAGAGAACTCAGCAGAAAGATCCTTTGTCATTGATCAGATTCAAGAAACAGAAACATTAACCAATCAAAACATTTCTTTTAATTATGGTAATTCATTACCTATTCAAAGAGCCGCTAATGGTCAATGGTTGACTGCTTTCGCGCCTACACTCAATTATACACCAGAAACTTTACGAGATGCTGACGGTCCAACGAGTAATGGTGGTTCTGAAGTTGGTTCAGGTATGTTATTTAACCTTACACCAACAAAAGCTTTCTTCTCAAGCATTGAAGTACTTTCTGGTGCGGGTTCGAATGAGATTCACGAGCTCGCTCCAAACATGACAGCTAATGAAGCGATCGCCTTTGAAGGAAATCACGATATGTCGCACAATGGTTATGGTGCGCCTCAGAAAGGATCGTTCTTCCAGAAATCTGCGCAAGGTGCACTTGTATTTCCAACCGGTCAAAGAAGCTTATTCTCTGCAGAAAATCTTGCAATCCCAGTAAGGGTTCGCGAGAATGTTACGGGTATTACTAATAATACATTTACGATTAATGCAAATCCTGGTGAAGATTACAACGTTCAAAACGATGATATTGTTGTCGTCGACTCAACTAATACACACATTCGTGTTGCGAGCTATTCAACGGGCGCGAATGGAAGCACACTAACAATTAACCTCGAGCCGGCTGACGGATCGGCTGCTAACGCTACGGTATATTATAATAAAAGAGAAGTAGGAACAACCTCTGATGGTGCGCTTGCTTACGATAAAACAGTCAAAACTCTTTTTGTTCAGATCACTTACACTGACAACGTGGTTGATTATACTCTTGGCGTGCCAGATGCTTTTGAACTTGTTGCAATTACTAACCCAGCTGAGTTGGTAAATGGAAATCCAAAAGATTACACTAAGAGCTTTAGATTAAATTACAACCAAAAAGATACTTTCTACGATCATTCTTATGTAGAATATATCCCCGGTCGTGATATCGTATCGAATGGAACAACACTCCTCGTTGAGTTCAAGTGTTTCCAAGTTGAATTGCCTCAAACTGGGCAATACTTCTTTACGGTTAATAGCTATCCTAATGATCTCGATCCTTACGATATTCCCGTTTATAGATCGGCGTCTGGAATCAATTACAATTTGAGAGATTGCTTTGACTTTAGGCCACACATTGATAACGATATTGGTGTAAGTTATAGTAACACTACTTCGGGTAATCCTGGCGTTCCACTTTTAAATCTTAAGTCTAGGCTTCTTTCGTTTACGAATAAACCTATACCATTGATTCCTGCTCACAACGCCACTGCATCAGCTACGCTGACTTATTATTTGCAGCGTATTGATTCTGTCGTTGTAGACTCTTATGGTGTAATTTCCCTTGTAAAAGGTAAAGAAGAGAAAAACGCAGCACCACCATCGCTGAGTCCAGATCAGCTTGAAATTGGTGAAGTTCTTATCCCAGGTTTCCCTGCACTCTCGCAAAGACAAGCTTCGAGAACAGGTAGAAAAGCTTACGCTGTACACACTCGATCGAAAGGTGTAAAAGTTTACACGATGAAAGATATGCACGCAATGAGTGCGCAAATCGATAGAATGGCGTACTACATATCTTTGAATCAACTCGAGCAAGATACTCAAAACATGTTCATTCCAGATCAGGATGGACTTGACAGATTTAAGAACGGATTTATTGTAGATCCTTTTAATGATTTATCTGTTGCAGACGTAAGAGATCCGGAGTTTAAAGCAGCCGTACCATTTAATCAAAAGATATTGACTCCTGCTGTTAAAACAATTCCGCTCGATTTGAAATATAAGTCAGCATCTGGCGCAAGCATTTTCCCGGCGGTCAATAAAGCAAAAGTTGCAACACTTGGCCGGGATAGTAATGTTGATGTAATTTCTCAAGATTACGCAACAGGATTCCGTAATTGTGTAAGTAACGCTTATAGCTATCGTGGTATTGGTGAATTATCTCCACCCTATGATGCTGCTTATGATACGACAGTTACTCCCGCAGAAATTAATATCGACATGACGTCTGCATTCCAAGACTTTGTAGAAAATCTACAAGAGTTTATTCCATTGACTGACGTTACAACAGAAAGAGTTGTAGAAGCAGAGAATAATTGGTTCGGTAACGCAGATGGATGGGCACCACCTAATATGTTCCCATTCCTTGGCGATGGATTCATGGATCGATTTAGAGGTGGCAATACACTTACAACTCGAATCGAAACAACGACAAGAAGTCTTGAGCTCAATACTTCAAACATGCAGCAGAACTTCCAAGTTGGTGAGTTCGTACGTAACTTTAACTTCGAGCCATTTATGGCAGGAAGAGATATTGGCATTTATATGACGGGCCTCCGTCCTAATGCACGACATTATTTCTTCTTCGACGGCGAAGACGTCAATGCTCATATTATTCCGGGCACAAACGTTAACTCTGCAGATGATGTACAAAGAGCCGGACAAAAAGGTGATGCAGTTTCTTCTGACTCTAATGGTGTTCTTCGAGCAGTCTTTGCACTTCCATCAGAAACATTCTTTGTAGGTGACAGAGTATTAGAAATTTCAGACATTGACACTTATAGTCAAATTGAATCTGCTGGAATCTCGCGTGGGCATATTACATATAGGGCTTACAACTTCTCAGTTGAAAAGAGTGCCCTTGGCGTAACAACTCGAGCACCAAGTTTCGACATTAATAGTTCTTCTTCGTTTAGAACAGTCGTAAGAAGAATTCCCGCTGCTGACCCACTTGCTCAAACATTCTTCATTAAGAAAGGTATGGGCCAAGGCAGCAACAGCGTTTATATTTCAGAAGTCGATTTGTTCTTCAAGAGAAAGTCAGATACAAATGGTGTAACGGTTGAATTGAGAGAAGTAATTAACGGTTATCCTTCCGGCCAGGTTATTCCATTCGGTAGAGTGCATAAGCTTGCTACTGATGTTAATGTATCAGATGACGCAAGTTTAGCGACGACGTTTACTTTCGAAGCTCCGGTAAGACTCGATGTAGAAGCTGAATACGCAGTTTCAATCAAACCAGATGCTCAAGATCCCAACTATCTTGCATATATTTCTCAGATAGGTGGAACAGATTTGACACCAGGACCTACACAAGGTGCCGCCGTTGTACAAGACTGGGGTGATGGTGTACTATTTAGCTCAACAAATAATAGTGCATGGCGATCATATCAGGATGAAGATCTGAAGTTTGTCTTACGTAGACACAACTTTGCTACTTCTTCCGGAACAGTTACACTCACTAATAATGATCACGAATTCTTTATTGTAGATAGCTGGAATGGAAGATTCCTGCCCGGTGAGCAAATTTATCAAGAAAAAGCATCTACTGACACCGTTGGTATTCCGGTCGGTAGTGCTACAGTAACTGGTACAGCACTCGATACAAAATACTTCGACGGAGATTTTGTATTGATTGAAGACTCCAACGGAAATAAAGATATTTTTGAAGTAGTGGCTGTACAGTCTGCTACTCAAATGTTGCTGAACAAAGAGAATGCTCTTCCTGGCGCAGGTGATTCATGTACGCCGGTTGTAAAAGGTAATCTTTGCTGGTATGACATTAACGATCCTACTCAAATGTATTTAGAAGATAGCTCTGCAAACTCGAATAGAGTATTTGTTGCAGGTACAATTTATGGTCTAGACAGTGAAAAATCTGCCACTGTAACAGCCCTGCAAAATATTAATTTGAGTTACTTCCAGCCAATGATTATGAAAGCGACAGATTCAACATCGACACTTGATGTGGATGGAACATTTGTACCACCTGCTAACTTGAGCAGCACGTATAATATGCCATTATCGTTTAAGGATAATAATCACTTTAACTTCGCTGGTGCAGTGTTGTATAGCCGAAGTAATGATCCGGCTGGTGCACAAGCATTTGATCTTAATATTCGTATGGAAAATGGAAGTAACGTTACGTCAACGCCGTTTGTTGACCTCGAAGTATCGAAGCTTCTCGCTTATCAGTATAAGTTGAATGATGGACAACAATTTAATAATCCAACATCGACTTATATTTCTAAGAAGATTGAATTAGCCGTTGATCTTGATGCTGAAGATATTTACGTAGCAGCTTCGGGTTATCGGCCGCCCAATTCTAATATTAGATTCTTTATCAAAGCACAAAATGGATTTGACTTTACTGCATTTGCCGATCTTCCTTGGGTTGAATTAGAATTGTTTGAAGGTGTAGATATGTTCTCTTCACAAGCAAACATTCATGATTACCGCGAGTTTGGATATAGAATTGCAGATGCAAATAAAGATTCTCAAGGTGTTTATACATACCAGGTAGATACGGGTGGTGTCGGTACTGATCCAACCTTCCAATCATTTAGAAGATTTGCAATTAAAATCGTGCTTGAATCAGACACGGTACACAATGCTCCAACGTTAAAAGATTATAGAGCAATTGCTGTAACCTAATAAGGGAATAACATCATGCAAAACCACCGCGATCCTGAGACTAAGGCAGTTTTGAGTGTGGATGCTCAAGCTTTGAATAAATACAAAAGAGAAAGAACTTACTACCGTAAAGTAACTCAAATGGAAAAAGACATTGTTGAAATACGAGAGTGTCTTGTTTCTATTTGTCAACGAATGGACAAATTAGAAGATAGATAGAAATGGCTAAAAGTATAGCAAATATCGATACAACTGTAACGTTCCAGAATTGGTTTGATAAAACCAATGAAATGGTAGACATTTTTCAGTCTGATGCTATGACAGCCTCACCGGGCGGTGATACTACAACCGGTGACGCCACTCTGGTCGGTGACTTTACGGCTACTAACGTAACAGCGACAAACCAAATTGCTGGAGACGCATTTGCTTCTGCAACACCGGGCGCTGACATTGACTTTACTTCTCCAATTAATGTTACGACTGGTCAACAAGTTGTAGCAACATTTACTTATGGCGCTCAAGGTGCAAGGATTCGTACAAGTACTGGAAGTCTCGCGTGGGACGTTGGATTACAAGATTCTACGTCCGGTAATTTTATTATCAATACCGGTACAGAAAATCCATTTAAATTTGTATTAACGCCAGCAGGAACTCTTACCGTTCCAACAATTCAAGCGACAACATACCTTGATGGAAATGGTGATCCATTTACTTCGGGTACGAGCATTGATGAATTATCTGATATCCCCGATGTATCGACGACATCACCATCAACAGGTCAGGTATTAAAATGGAACGGTACAGAATGGGCGCCTGGTACTGATAACGCTGGTAGTTCTACAAGTGGTGCTACGTTTGCAGGCGGTGATGTTGATGGTTACTTATTAACTGCAACCGGCGGTGGCCAAATACAGGGCGAGAACGGCGCTGTTTACGCCGGCGGTAAGCTTAGTATTATTGGCGAAGGTGAATTTACACAATCCTTGGAAACAAGAGGAGAGCTTAGCGCTCTTGGTACAGGCACACACATATTTAATGGTACAGTACAAGTTAACGGAAATGTGCATGCTACTGGTAACGTAAGATCTCAACACAGTTCCTCTGACTCTCGTCTTAAAACCGATCTTCAGAAAATTGAAGGTGCACTCGATAAAGTCAATGAATTAACAGGTTACACATTTGAATATATTAATAAGCCAGGTTCGAGAGCAACTGGCCTTGTTGCTCAAGACGTAGAAAAAGTTTTACCAGAGGTGGTTTACGAATATATTGAAGATGATGGTGAAGATTATAAAGCCCTACGATACGAAAATATGATGGGCCTTCTCGTTGAAGCCATCAAAGAATTAAAGCAAGATGTTGATGATTTGAAAAACAAAATTCGGTGATGATGCGGGTTTGACAAGATAAATATACCTTATGTGTCCGTCTTAATAAATATAAAGAAAAAGGGTAAGGACTAAATGTCTAAGATTTCAGAACTCGGGTCGATAACCGGCGCTAATACTAGGACCGAAGATTTATTCGTTATCGTAAACCTAGTACAAGGTGATGACGGTACTAAGAACATCACGAGAAAAGAGCTTGTTCAAGCTCTCATGTACGAAATTTTCAATAGAATCACTATCACTGGTGGTGATATATCGGGCGCCTTTATCCATGATTTGAATATCGATAATGTTAAAATCGATAATTCAGACATGGAAGATTCTAATATTGTCCGAACTGATTTTAATAACGGCACGCTCAGAAATTCAACCGGTACAAATCTCGACATTGATAATTCTCTTTTCCGAGATGGCGATATTAGAGATACGGCCATTGTTGATTCTACGTTTAACGACGGATCAATGGAAAATGTAGACGGCGACAACGTACGTCTTATTAACTCAACTATCGACGATAGTGCCATTGGTGATTCTACTGCCAATAACGTAACGATTACTAATTCATCTTTTGCTTCCGGCACAATGGCCGATGTAGATGGTACAAACGTACGTTTAACAAATTCTACTTTTGCCAATGGTGAAATTACAGATTCGACTGCTGACAATGTCACCATTACGAATTCTACATTCGACACCGGTGCAATCACAAACTCTACAATCGATCAGAGTGAATTCACTAACGGAGCTATTACATCTTCGACGGGTGACGATCTTACTATTACTACTTCATCGTTTGCTGATGGGACGATTGAAAACTCAACAGCAAATAACGTTACTATTACTCAATCTGATATTCTTGATTCAGATTTCTCAGATGGTACTGGTAATAATAATATCTTTACCAACACTACTGTCGACCAAAGTATTATTCAAAATTCAACGATTGTTGATTCTTCTTTTGCAGGCACGATGGATGGTGTCGTAGCAACGAATATGTCAATCACCAGCTCAACAGCTGATGGTTTATCACAAAAGAATTCTACATTCGACAATGGTGTAATTGAAAACACTACATTTAAAAATGGTGTTATTGATCAATAAACTCGTCGATTTCGACATGGAAATCGATCGAGAATTCGAGCCTCACATTGATGAAAACAGCTGGTTTGCCCTTAAGAACGAGAAGACAGGTGAAGTCGAAAAGATTACATATGCACAGTTCTTTAGTGAGATTTCAAAGACTACAGAGTCTGACCTTAAGATTTATGTTGATGCTGCGAAAGGTAATGATGAGAATCCTGGCTCGTTGCTTGAGCCAATCAGAACGCTTGAGCGTGCTTCTGAGCTCGCATTAGAAAAAGCCGGCGGTTCTTACGATCGTAACGCAATTAATAACGCCATTCATATCACGGTAGGCCCGGGCACTTATTACACCAAGGGTAATATTGCACTTCCAGATGATTGTGCAATGACAGCTACTGCGGGTCAGTATGCTACGGTGATCGAAGCACTACCCGGCTATGAAAATAATAACGCAGTCCTTGTCGGTTCGGGTTGTTATGTACAAGGTTTTGCATATCAAAACTGGAAGATCGATAACTTCGACTTCCCAGAAGGTGGCTTTGCTTGTGCTTATAGACCAGGTGCTAAGCTACTCCGTTCACCATATATTCGTGACAGCTCCCAGCTTTCTAACTTCCTCCGTGAAGATGTAGAACCACCACTCCAGCCTTTCAATACGAAAGGTAATGTACTCGACTTGGGTAGAGAATTTATTCTGACTGCACCAATTACGGCAGGTACATTTAGAAAAGACGATAAGGTTACTTTCTCAAGTGGTGCAACAGGATTTATTTCTTGGGATGATGACGACGATGATGCGGCCGGCCTCACTAAAGATCAGTCAACTTATCGCAAGATCCGAGTGCGTAACCTTAAAAATAACAAAGGTTTTGCTGTTGGTGACTTAGTCAAGTCTGAGTCGGGTGGCCAAGGTGTTGTTGAGTCTATTGGTATTGATGACTTCCCCAACCCACTTGTTGGGCGTGGCGGTGGTTGTATGCTTGCGGATCGAAGAGTCCTTGATCCGGATTCTCTCTACACATACGTACTCTGCTTTGGTTTCACACCTCGTTCTCAAAATGGTATGGGCTATGTAGCAAGAGACGGTGCTGGTGTTAACGGTATTGGTTCTCTATCCATCTTCGTACGTGTTGCATTCTATGCATTGAATGGCGGACAAATGACCTTGAACAACTCGGGTACTCAGTTCGGTGATATTTCAATGAGAGCAAAGGGTTCTACGAGAATCTTTGCACCTAAGGATGTACCATCAGGTAGTACGATTATTGGTAATACTGATTTCGCAGACGTCATTACTCAGAACGAAGATCTTATCATTGAAGATATGGTCGATTATCTGACTGCCAATACTTCATCGGGCGGGTTGGGTTATACAGGATATGATGCTCAGAAGTGTGAGCGAGATTCTAAGATTATTATCGACGGTCTTGCTTATGACATGACACTTGACACCAACTACTGGGGTCGATTGGCGGGTATCACTTATCGTTCACCAATCTCAAGTAAGGTTGTAGGCGAACAGCTCGATGCAACTCTTGGTGCCAACAGATATTTACAAGATCGAATCAACGATATTTTCGATGGTGCTAATACAGAAATTTTTGAGCGGGCCAACACCTCTTGGAATGAGCTCTATAATGTTGTAGAATACGGTGAAGAGAATATGAACCCAATCATATTCGCTGACACCAGAAATTCTAAGAGAACATCGGCTCGCGAAATCATTCAAGATAATAGATCGTTTATCCAAGACGAACTTCTCGATTGGATTGATAACAACGATCAATTCTTTGCTTACGATAGCGTTAAGTGTAAGCGTGATACAACTGATTATATTCTTCCGGCCGCTAAGTACGACATGCTGCTCGACACCAATTATAATGCGGTGAGAGCTGGTGGTGCTTATTATATGAAGTCGGCCGAAAAGGTTGTCGGTCAACAACGCAACGAAACAATTGCAGCTTATCGTAGACTCAAAGAGCAAACAAACGAATTAATTGATGCCAACTCTTATATTGGTACATCGAGAGTCGACGCTGCATTTGACGAAGTCATTGCTGCACTCGACAACAGAGGCGTTTCGTTCACTCCAACTAACGCCACATATGATCCAGAAACTGGATACAGCGTTATAACAATTGCAGAGAGTGAAGGCTTTACACCTTCTGCTGCAACTTACGATCCTGCTACTGGCATTTTGGTAGCAACGATTGGACCACACCAATTAACTACAGATGATCATGTTTGGTTGAAACCAGAAGGCATGACATTTAATTGTAATGCTGGTAGCGGTGTTCAGAACCACGCAGTTCCTGAAGCCCATCATCCATATTACAACAAGCCATGTCCAATTATTAGTGTAACTTCAAACACTATTACAATGAACGTGGGCGGCGGTGGACCAAACGGCCAACAGGTACATACATTTGTATCTGCCGTAAAGAATGCTATTACTTCAGGTCACGGTCTGGGCATTGGGCAAAAAGTATTACTCAAAACCGGTGGCCTCGTATTTAGTTGCGACAGAGATAATAACGTATCGAGAACAGGTTATCCAAGAGCTACTGACCCTGCCGCTAACTCACCAATCGAAGTAATTGGTGCAAACGAAACTAAGATTACGGTTAACGTTGGTAAGTCGTTTGATACTTCTGCACATACATTTATAGAAGCAGAAGATGATTCTGTTATCACTCTCGGCTCGCCAATTGCGTTTAGCGATGATGCAGGAATCTCAGCCGATCGTCGTAATGCAAGAAAGCAATTGCAATTGAATAGAAATTTCTTGCAAGATAACGTAATGGGATATATTGACGATAACTATTTCTTATACGATTCGGCAAAGTGTGAGCGTGACATGCTCCAATACATTTTGCCAGCAATTCAAAGAGATATTATTACTGGTACTAACTTCAATTCAAAGCAAACTGGTATCGCTTATCGCGCTGGAACACAAGGCGCAGAAACAGTCGTAATGGACCAGCTTGTAGAAACGGTCGGTGCTATTAATCATCTCAAGGGTCTTTCAAGTGGTACGATTTCAGATCAAGGTGCAATCGATAGGTCAGACGAAGGATTTGATCAGATTGTAGACATCCTTAATAATAATCAGAAATCTTACACACCAACCGGCGCGACATACGATCCAACGACTGGTGTAATGGTGCTTACTCTTGGCGCCCACGATTTACAAGAAGGTGATACTGTCGTCTTAGCAGATGAGAGTATTACATTTACGTGTGCTTTGGATGGAAACACTACACAGCATTCATATCCAACGACTACTAAGACGAAGTACACGCCGACTAATGCTACTTACGATCCTACAACTGGAGTATTTACTGCAACGATAGGAACGCACAATTTACAAGTTGGTGATCATATTAAGATTGCTCCTGAGTCAATTGTATTTACTTGTGACATGGACGGCAATGCAACAAATCATCCGACTCCTGAATCACATCATCCTTTCTACAAGAAACCAGTTGCACTGACTGCGGTCACATCGACAACTATTACTTGTAATGTAGGTGCTGCAATAAATGGCGGCGGAACTCATACGTTTGTATCGGCTCTTGCAGATGCCATCGAAGGTGAAAGACAGCATCCTGCATATAGAACGCCAATTACAATTAACTCCACTACATCAACTACGATTACAGTTAATGTGGGTGGATACGAGAATGGTACTGCACATACATTTGTAAGCGCAAATCCGGACAGTGTGAAATCTGGTACTTACATTAGTTCTTACACTCCAAGTACAGCAACATACGATCCTGCAACTGGAGTATTTGAAGCTACGATCGGTCGACATAACTTGGCCGAAGGTGATTACGTTCAATTCAAACCTGAGAGTATTGTATTCTCATGTACTCTCGATGGAAACTCAACGAATCACGCTGTTCCAGAAAGTCACCACCCATTCTATAACGCACCAGTACGGATTACTGCCGTTACTTCAACTTCAATTACGATGAATGTTGGTGCGTCGACTGGTGGTGCTCATACATTTGTAAGTGCCGATGTAGGTGCAATTGAATCTGATCCGACTATTTGGACAGACCCATCACGCATTCTGAAGTACTACACTCCATCGACTGCAACTTATAATCCAGTTAACGGTGTAAGTGTAATTACAATTCCAAATCACGACATTGTTGTTGGAGATTGGATTGAATTTGCACCTTATAGCTTTACGTTTACATGCGCTCAGGATGGTAATGCTACAGAGCACTCATATCCAAGAAGAGGTGATGCAAACTTTAATGCACCAATGGAAGTAACTAACGTTGCCGGCGACGACATTACAGTTAACTCTGGTATCGGCGGCGGTGGTGCACACACATTTGTAAGATGCATTAACCAGGCCGTAGCGAAAACAACATATAACTCACACGGCCAACGGGCTCGAGAGCAATTGCAAGCAAATAGAACGTTCTTGCAAGAAGAAGTTATGCACTATCTCGATAGCCAATACTTCGTATTCGATGGTGATAAGTGTTCAAGAGATACAGGATTTATTCTTGAAGCTGTCAGAAGAGACGTTGCAACAGGATCGAATTATAACGCCATTTACTCTGGCCTCGCTTATCGAGCCGGCACAGCTAGTGGCAACTATGTTATCTCTGATCAATTGACTCAAACTGCTGCAGCGATTGGATACATCAGAGATGAAGTAGCTAATCGACTCGATGGCACTGAGCTTGCAGCTTCTAATGCATCGTTTAACGAAATTATTGATATTCTCACGAATGGAACCGGTGCAGCTAACGCAATTAATTACGGGACAGCAACTGCTGGTGCAGATGCTGGTAACGCTCAACTTCACTTGCAAGCTAACAAGACATTCTTACAAGAAGAAGTTATTGCTTACATTACACAAAACTTCCCGAATCTTTCATATGACGCTGCTAAGTGCCGCAGAGATACGGGCTATTTAATTGATGCACTTTCTTGGGATATTGCACATAGATCAAATGCTGGTGTAGTTAACTTCGCAAGACTTTACTTTAATGAAGGTGTTAGCGTATTACCTGCAGATCAAAAAATTAAAACTGCAGAAGCTTGGGAGCACCTTGCTAATGTAGTAGCTCTTATCGTAAGAGCACAAGCAGTTACACCAACGACTGGTAACGCAGAAGCACAAGATACGACAAACCCAGACGCTGGAGATATTAACTCGATTAGAACACACGACCTTATCGAAGTTGTTTCTAAAGTTATTCGAGAAGATACTCTTGATTGGTTGCCAACATATATTGAGCCAGGATACACTACGGCTGCAACACTCGACGCTTCTAATAAGATCGACGGCATCACAGAATCACTGCAGGGTGGTGTAATTAAGTACTTGAGAGAATTCCATAATGGTCTTCCATATAATAAAGACAAGTGCTTCAGGGATGTTGGTCTCATTACTGATGCGGTTTCTAAGGATATTGAGTATGGTGGCAACGCTTCGACAATTGAAGCAGCCAAGTACTACTTCACTGTCGACGAAAGATTAGCTTCTTCTTACGAAGAATTGAGAACACGCAATGTTCTCAGTGTACCAGTTACAGGTCAATTCTCAGTACTTGACGATTTGGCCGCGGTCTCTGGTTTAAGAGAAGCAACTAATATCTTACCAATCGAGCAACGTGTACCAACTAAGAGAGCGTTTGAGCACTTAGCTACAGTCGCCCAAAGTGTTGTACAAGAAACTCCATACGCAACTACGTATACAACATATAGTCCAACTAATGCAACATACGATCCAGCGACTGGAGTGTTTACTGCTACGATTGGTGCACACTCATTCCAAGTTGGTGGTAAAGTTTGGCTCAAGCCTAATGGATTTACGTTCCAGTGTGATATGGGTAGCGGTCCTACAAACCATACATCACCTCAGGCACACCATCCTTACTATGATCAGGCGGTTACAATTACAGCAGTAACGGCTACTGAAATTACAATGAATGTTGGAGATGGTGGTTCAGGTCAGGCTGTGCATACATTTGTTTCTGCAGACGCTGATTCAATTAGCACTGGTCCATATCAAAACTTTGATAATACAGCCGCTGATTCTACGACAGCTGCCGCGGTAAGAGATTTGTTCAATGTCATCTCAGGTGTTGTTGATGATAATGATCTCGATAACTTGACTACAACAGAGGTCAAGCCAGTCGCAGATCCAAATAGAACAGTGGCACGTAAGCAAATCCAGCGCAATAAAGAGTTTATTGTCGACGAAGTCGTTGCTTATCTTAATGACGAATTCTATACTTTCGACGGAGATAAGTGTAAGCGAGATGTTGGATTGCTCGTTGATGCTGTAAAGAGAGATGTATTAACTGGATCTAATTTCAACGCAAACTTCAATGGTCGAGCATATCGAATTGGAACGGTAGGTGCCGATGCAGTTATTAATGAGCAATTAACAGAAACAATCTCTGCAGTCGAGTATGCTAAGTTACAAGCTTCTAACGCTGTAACAGACGACGCTGCAAACCAAAGAGTTAATGCGGCCTTTGATACTATCATTAATATCATGGGTGGCACAGAAGATTACGCAAACGCCAATACTATGTCATTCGGTACTGATGCAGTGAGTGCTCAAAGAATCAATGCTCGAGCACAGCTTCAGAATAACAAAGTATTCTTGCAAAAAGAAATGACTGCATGGATTGCTCTCAACAGACCTTCACTGAGCTATGATGTAGCTAAGTGCGAGAGAGACGTAGGTTATCTTGTTGATTCAGTATCATTTGACGCTCAGCATGGCGGTAACACTGCATCAAGAAACAACGCGATTCTTTACTTCGAGAATGCACTCAGCGTACTTCCAGAAAATCAGCGAGAGCCAACAGCAGCAGCATTTACTCATCTTGCTTCAGTAGCAGAATTGATTGCTAATGGCGATCCCGTTAGTCCAACATCAGGAAACGGAGAATCTCAAGATACTTCGGCTGCTTCAGCCGGCAACAGTATCTCTGCAGTCGTAGAGCAACTGATGCTTATTGTTGCAGAAGCAATTGGTGAAAATGGTATCGATGGATTGCCAGTAATTGAAGAGCCTACTGTTTCTTCTTACGGGACTGCTTTCCAAGGTGCATATACTGCACTCGAAACAACGAAACCAACTATTCAAAATGGTGTACTCGGTCATCTCTCTACATACTTCAATACACTTTCTTATGACGAGACTAAGTGTAGAAGAGATACTGGTTATATCGTCGATGCTGTAATGCACGACATTCAGTATGGCGGTAATGCAGCTACAGTTAATGCAGCTTATAATTACTTCCAAAACGGTGTAAACGTTGGTCTACCTCTCAATCAAAGACAGCCAGCAAACAAAGCATTCTTGCATTTGGGTAAAGTAATGAATCACATTACTCGAGAAATGGTTGTTACTCCAACAGTTGGTAATACACGCACTCAAGACTTTGCTGAAGTGGCTGCTAACCCAATGACTGGTATGAGAGTAGAAGATCTCGTTAAGATTGTCGCTAATGCAGTAGATGATGCGACACCTGAAACTACTTCAATTCCTGCGATGGTAATGCCAGAGACTGATTGGATACTAGACGTTTATAAAGACTCTATTAACTTGATTGAAAATGCTTCAGAAAACTTAGCGGATCAAGTAATTAGCTTCATCTCTACAACCTATAATGGATTGAGCTTCCCAAGAGGTAAGTGCAGAAGAGACGTTGGTTACCTTATCGATGCCGTTTCACACGACGTACAATACGGTGGTAACTATGCTACTCGCATAGCAGCCGGCATTTACTTCGAAAATGGAATTAGCGTACTTCCTGCTGACACGAGAACACAAACAGCAGACATTTACAATTTCCTTGGCGCTCGAATGAGCGATGTCGTACAGCAAATTGATGTAGCAGCAGCTAACACGAGTTATACAGACACGAGACAAGTTATTGCTGGAACTGCTGCTACGGCAACCGAAGGTGCTTCGGCTCAAAGCTTAACTGGAATTATTGAAAGTGTAATTAGAAATGATTCTCTAAATGGCCTACCAGTCCTTGAAGAGCCGGATACATCTTGGATAGCAGCAGATCTTATTGCTACAGCCGAGATGATCGAAGATAATAAGCAAGAATTAGCTCAAGATCTTATTCACTTCTTGCATAGAGAGTTTGATGTACTCGATTACAACAAAGATAAGTGTCGCAGAGATACAGGTTATCTCCTTGATGCATTTAGTTATGACCTTAACTATGGTGGTAATACAGCATCAAGATGGAACGCAGACTTCTACTTCTGGAACGAAATCTATCGCATTCCTGAAGATCAGCGTGTTCCTACTGCAAGATCTTATCAGCATCTTGGTCGCATTTGTAAAGACATCGTTCTTGGCAGATATCCTGGCCAAATGGTGAAGAGTGGCACGGGTACAGAAGTCGAAGCAAATAAAGTTGAAGATTTGGCAAATATCTTCTATCTTACTCAGATAAATAATGATACAACATACTTACCTGCGATAGAGGAACCTGATTATACTTGGATACCTGATGTTGTTAAAGACGTAAGTTCTATACTTGAGTTCAATAAGATTGATCTCGCCTTTGATACAGTGAGATTTGTCAATGCTACTTATCAGTACATCGACATTAATCTAACGAGAAGAGATGGTCTCAACTTACTGAAGGCAATTAGACAAGACTTTAGCACCGTTAACCCGGCTGGTCCACCACTTAGTGATAATTACCAGAATAACGGGGACAGACAAAGAACTCGAGCTTATACTGCCGCGCTCTTTGACTTTGATGGACAGCATGTATTCCCAGTCTTTAATCCTACAACAACTGGACTGAAGTACATGGGTAGTGTTTCAAATAACACGACTGCATTGGCTGAGATTCAAAGTAGAACAGGTGATCTTGCAGTGAAGAAGAACCACGCATATATTGTTGCTACTGACATAAATAATGCGATGGCCAACACTTCAGGAGTATTTACCGGAGACGTAAGAGGTAACTACGCAGGGGATGTATATTATTGGAATGGTGCAACATGGATAAACGATGGTCCAAACAATGTTGATTTGTTGAACTCGTTTGTACAAGCTTGGGCGAAGATGAGAGATTATCTCGTTACTCTTGCACCAGATAATGATCATAGAGATATGGTCAAAGCCCTGATTAACTGGGGATTGATTGACAACGTAATGAGACCTGAAACGCTTGTGTTCGGATCTCTTGTTGAATCGATTGCTCACCAGTTTAATGGTGCATCGGCAGGTGTTAACAGAAACGCATTGCCACTTAACTTTAGAAACCTTGGTCTTCCAATTTCAGCGTTGGCCTCGGTACTCAGTGAAGACGGTGGTAGGGTAAGATGGTCTGGTGCCGATGAATTGAAT